ATTTTGATATATCAAATTTAGCTGTATCTTTACAATATATTTAAACAATTAAAAAATCAATCATGAACAAATTAGAAAACATATTAAAAGAAATTGAATCAGAATCAAAAGTATTTTTAAATAAATATACATCTGTTAGAAAAGTATCATTATCAACAGGTGAAACATGGTATGAAAGTTTTACATATCCAAAACAAGAAGATGAATCAGATTTATCCAAAGGATGTAGATCAAAAAGATATACAGATTATAACAAATTCAAAAATGCAGTTAAAAGATATATTAAATAATTACTAATTAACATCAAACAATATAAATCATGGAACAAGTAAGAGATATTAACAAAGAACAAAAACAAAAAGAACAAATTGAAAAAATGATTGATAGCATTTTTCAAAAATCAACTTTAGAATCTATTGAAAAATCAACTTTAAAATCTATATTTTTACAATTATGGAGAGATTCTCAAGAATTAGATGAATTAAAAAAAGACAATAAATTATATAATGATCTTATTGAACAAAAACAAATTACAAAATATTGGTTCGATAAACTTCAAGACTTAAAACAAGATCATGAAAGATTATTATATAAGACAGGTATAAAAAAGATTGTAAAAGATCCTTATCTATCTGCAAGAGGTGAAAGACTTGATTAAAATTAAATACTAACTATAAACTAATACATATAATCATGAAAAAAATATATTTATAAAATATCAAAATGAAGCAATCAGAAATGATTGCTTTTATTGTTTTAAAGCTATTTAAAGCACTTTGAACAATTAGATGATCATATGCATCAAATTAATTTTTAATATATTTGTGTATGCCTAAAAAGACAAATAAAGACTTATTAAAAAAGAATCTGATCAAAGCAATTGAACAATCATTAGGGGTTATATCAACAGCATGTAAAATGTGTTCATGTTCAAGGCAAACATATTATGATTTCTATAAAGAAGATGAAGCATTTAAAAAAGCAGTAGATCAAACATCTGATCTTGCATATGATTTTGTTGTTTCAAAACTATATGAAAACATTGAAAAAGGTAAAGAAACATCTATAATATTCTTCTTAAAAACTCAAGGTAAACATAAGGGTTGGGTGGAAAAAAGTCAATATGATATTACAAGTAATGATGAAAGTATATCAATACCACCGATTAATTGGGTACAATCTGAAATAATAAAACAATGATCAGAGATAAAATAATAACATTCATAGATCAATATGGAGTATTTACATTTGCTGTTTATATGCTGATTGTAGTTCTTGCAGTATCATAATGATAGATATTAGCAAAGAATTTAAATCATTATACACATCAAAGAAACGTTACTTCTTGATCACAGGTGGTAGAGCATCATTAAAATCAACATCAATACATGATTTTATTGCAAGATTAACTTTTGAAAAAAATCATGGGATATTGTTCACCAGATATACAATGACTTCAGCACATAAGAGTATTATACCTGAATTTGTTGCTGTATTAGATCGATTAAAAATTACTAAACACTTCTATATAACAAAGAACAAAATAATCAACTTACAAACAAGATCTTTCATCATCTTTAGTGGTATTAAAACATCTTCAGGTGATCAAACTGCAAATCTAAAATCATTAGCAGGTATAACCACAGCAGTATTTGAAGAAGGAGAAGATTTCGACAATGAATTAATATTTGATAAAATAGATGATTCTGTAAGATCAAATGCAAGACAAAACAGAATAATATGGATACAAAACCCAACTACTAAAGAACATTTTATTTATAGAAGATGGATTGAATCATGCAACAAAGAAATTAAAGTTCAAGGGCATAAAGTAATTGTATCAGATCATGAAGATGTTGAACATATACATACAACATATCATACAGCAGAACAATTAGGATATCTATCTGAAGGGTGGGTAAAGAAAGCAAACAGAACAAAGATTTCAAACTCCAAACATTATTATCATAATTATATTGGGGGTTGGTTAGACAAAGCAGAAGGAGTAATATATGAAAATTGGGAACGTGGTAAATTTGATGATTCATTACGATATTGCTATGGTCTTGATTTTGGTTTTCATCCAGATCCGACTGCATTAATTAAGGTTGCTGTTGATCTTAAATCAAAGATCATCTATTGTAAAGAAGTATTATATAAAACAGAACTTTCAACTGATGCAATCATTGATCAATTGCGAAAACTTGTTACAAAAGATGATTTAATTATTGCAGACAATTCAGAAAAAAGATTAATATTCGACATTAGAAAAAAGAATTTCAACATTCATCCTTGTATCAAAGGAGCAGGTTCAGTAAAGAAAGGCATCAAAGATATACAATCATTTAAAATAGTTGTAACAGATGATTCATTTAACTTGATTAAAGAGTTAAACAACTATGTATGGAATGATCGTAGATCAGGTATTCCTGTTGATGATTATAATCATTTGCTTGATTCATTACGTTATGCATTTGATAGATTGAACAGAAAACAAATATTCGTTGGCTAAAAAAAAATAAAAAAAACTTCATAAAAGTTTTGAATATTCAAATATTGTAGTATCTTTGAAGAAACATTTAAACAATTAATCATGAAAGTAAATATTAAAGTTTATACAGAAAACGGAGAAAAGCATTTTATTCAAGATGTAGATTTTAATTTAATTAAATTTAACGTAGTAAAAACAAATTATGATGGTACATATACTATGAAAAATGGTGATGTAGTAGAAATAATTAAATAATCAAACAATTAATCTTATCAATTATGAAGAATGAAGCAAAAAAAACAATTGAAAAACTTGAAGAAATAGTCAATTTTTTAGAAGAAGATGGAGATATTAATGATGATCAAAGCATTGAAATCTTTAACAAATTAGAAGAAATAAAAAAATTAATTAATATTTAAACAATTATCAATCATGACTGAATACACATATTTAAAAGATACAAGAATGTATGAATTAGATCGATTAAGAAAATTAAATCTAACATACGAACAAGCAATAAAAAAATTTGATGCTGATAAAAAACCATGGATGAATCTTAATTCAGCAGAACAAGATTTAATTATTGAATTATTAAAAGAAAAAAACAAGTAATCATGAGAACATTTAAATTTACTTATAGAATCGAAAAAGAAACTTGCGAACATAAATACACAGCAATAATAAATGAAACTTCATTTTGCATGGGGTTTGATCTTTTAAGAGATGCAAAAAACTTTATTAAATCAGGTCAATTTGCAATATATGAAGCAATTGAAAATTATAAATTAGATGAAGATATAAGAATTATTGATGAATATAATAATACATGGGTTGAACCTGTTGATACTAAGATATATTTATATGATGCTGAATTATCAACTGATGAACGAACAGCAAAATTTGAAAAACAATACCCTGAATTAATTGCAAATGAAATTAATATTACAAATGATCATATGCTTCATTTGATTTCTTCAAATGTATATGCTGAACCTGTTGATCATTTACGATCATAAACGATTTAAGCAACTCAATTACTTAAAGCATGATTATACATCATGCTTTTTTTTTATGCTGTTACAGATAAGCAAAGCATCTTATAAGCATCTTATAAGCATCTTAAATTGATTGATCATGTTAAAAACTTTATTAACATAAAGAAAACAAAGATTAAAATTTTATGTTATTTTGTTGAAATTGTTTAAAATGTAATCAAATGATTTTAAGAAATGGCAGATAACAAAGGATTATTCAATAGATTATTCAATAGAAAATCATATTCCTTTTCAGCATCACAATTAATCGGTACACTTAATACAGATATAAATAATCACAATCAAGCGAATGTATCAGAATTAGTAAATGAAGGTTATGCATCTGTATCAGATCTTTATTCTATTGTTAGAAAGATTGCTCAAACAGGAGCATCAATGCAACTACAAGTATTTAAAATTGTAAATGATGAATATGAACTTCAAGAATCAGGAGAATTATTTGATCTAATATTACAACCAAACAAGAATCAGAATCAATACGAATTTAAAGAAAATGCATTAACAAATTTACTTGTATCTGGTAATATATTCATGACAGGTACAGAGTTTGTAGGATTCGGAGATGTTTATAAATCAATTGAACTACTTGCACCACAATATGTTGATATTCAAGTATCAACATCATCAGATGGTATTGATGTCGTTAATTATGTATATCAATTAGATGCATATTATAAGAAGTTAGATCCTGAATATATGAAGCATATAAAGTATATAAACCCAACAGATTTTGGTGTTCAAACAGGGTGGGGATTGTCTCCAATTCATGCTGGTTATCTTGCTATGAAATCAGCAAGGGATTTAAATATAGCTGAAGCATCTATTCTTGCTAATAAAGGAGCATCAGGTATATTAACTAATAAAGGAGATTATCCACTTGATTCTGATGAAGCAGAACAAATACAGAAAGCAATTGATAAACGTATATCAGGTGCAAGAAAATTTGGAAAGATAATAGCCACCAATGCATCTGTTGAATACATACAAATGGGAATGAGCCCTTCAGATCTTCAATTGATAGAATCAGGAGTGGTAAAACTCAGGCAATTATGCAATCTTTATGGTGTTGATTCATCTTTATTTAATGACCCTGCAAATAAAACGTATAACAATCGTAAAGAGGCGACAAAGTCATTATATACTGAAGCAGTTATACCTTCATTACAGAAATTTGTTTGGGGTTTAAATGAATTTATTGTACCTGCATACAATAAAAAAGATAATGCGAACTATAAAATAAGCATTGATAAAAGTAAAATACCAGATCTTTATGAAGATCAGAAACTTAAAGCAGATGCAGATTTTAAAGTGGCTGAAGGGTATGTAAAAATATTAGAATCAACTATTACAGATGAACAAAAAATTAAATCATTAATGTATGCATATCATCTTACTGAAGATGAAGCATCAAATATTGTAGGAGATGCCAGTACCGAATAATACAGAAGATAGAGAATCATTTATTGAAAGATGTATGGCAGATGAAGAATCGAATGCAGATTTTCCAGATACTGATCAAAGATATGCATTTTGTAATTCACAATGGGAAAACAAAGATAAAAACAATGTTATGAAAACAGGATATAAAAATAAAGTATCAAATCTTGCAGTAAAAGAAATTGATATTGAATCAAGAATTGTAAAAGGTTATTTTGCATCATTTAATAATGTAGATTCTGATGGTGATTCTATCATGAAAGGAGCATTCAACAAATCTATTAAAG